ACCGGCTGTCGATCCCAAGAGGGCTATCAGAAAGAAGACGATCACCTGTGTCGAATGCGGCCAGACCTTCAAGACTATCACCAAGCGCCACCTCGAAAGTCACGGCCTGACACCTGCCGAGTACAAGGAAAAATGGGGATACCCCAAAGGCCAGCCGCTCTCCTGCCGAGAGACAGCCAAAGCCCGTTCCGAGCGCATGAAGAACATGGAGCTTTGGAAGAAGACCGGCAAAGGCAAGAAAGATCCGGCCAAGAAGTCCGAATCCAAGTAGATCATTTCATCATGATCGTAGAGGCCCGTCCGAAAGGATGGGCCTTTCATCTTTCAACGAGAGTTCAGGGCGACGCCATCGTAGAGGCCCGACGAGGCCCGACGAGGCCACGCAACTACGAGACTGATAAACCATATGGATTTTCGACAAGAATCTCCCACAAACCACACGAGAGGTCGAAACGATGACATCCGGCTACAAGGACGAAAGACAAGGCAGGATTCCCCGCTTATACGAGACAGAGAACATCCCAACAGAAGAGAAGCTCATCTACCACCACTTCTTCATAGGCGACTCCCACTGGTATGCAGCCGAGTTCGACGGAGAGGACATCTTCTTCGGCTACGCTATCCTCAACGGAGACATGCAGAATGCGGAATGGGGATACTTCTCATTGCAGGAACTGAAAGACGCGAAAGTCGGGCCTCTGCGTGTGGAGGTTGATTGCTCGTGGGAGGTGAAACGATTCGATGAAATCTAATCCAATATTCAAGGTCGGTTGACGGGAACAAATTGACTCTTTCTCTAATTCGAGACAATAAAGAAGCCATGAAACAAGACAAAAAGAAAGCCCTGTTCATAGCCCAAAAGGTGTTTGCCGAACTCGTCTTCGATGTTCAAAGCCTAGAAGGGATGCCCTTCACAATGCCAGAGGTACAAACTTACATTCAGGGCATTACTGTGGGCGGCCACAAGGTCACAGACGAAGCAAAACTCAAGCAGCAAATCCTTGGCTGGGAAAAACTCATTGAGTTGGTAAAAACAGATACATTCGCCGTCTCCAAAGAAGTGGCTTGTTCGATTCAGGAAGTGATCGCCAAAGACGAAGCCCTTGAAGTCGGCCAATTCCGTTCCGGGCAAGTAAGTATTGCTGGCACTGAGTACAGGCCTCCCAAAGCAGACGAATTAGATGATATTTTTGCTGCCACCATTGAGGACATCCTAGAGATCGAAGATATCCGGGAACAGGCATACAGGCTGCACTTGGACTTTGCTCGCAACCAGTTCTTTTACGATGGGAACAAACGAACTGGCCTACTGATGCTTAACGGGCACTTGATGAGCAATGGCTATCCCCCGCTATCAGTCCCGGCCAAAAGGCTAACTGAGTACAACGCTGGGATGATCAAATTCTACGAAAGCGGCGAGTATGATGAGATGATGACATTCCTCAAACAATGCCATGAGGAAATGTACAATCGGTTTGAGTAAAGAAGCGGGTCTACTTGTTAGGCCGCTGAGCTGCGTTTATAGGGGGACAGCCAAGGCGAGAAGGTAGGAGGTGTCGGGGGAATATGAAACTTTAGTGAAACTTTCTTAGGATTGGCGCGGTCTTTCTTCGTTTCGACTAATTGAATCTAGCGAAAAATCAAGTTGAGAAAACGACGTTGAAATTAAAAGATTTTGGACAGGTAAACTGAGAAAAAAGCCAAACGATAAATATCGCTTGGCTTTTTTTTCGACAATTATACCTTGTCGAACATAGAGGTTTGGTGGCAATATGCATAATCTTCTATATTATCTACCAAAAAGCAGAACCACCTTTCCCCTCTTAGCTATGCGCTCTTTCTGGTGGCTTCAGGTGGCGTTTCATCCTCCGGTGCGGCTCTAGACTTCATTTTTTCCAACTTCACTCTTAGCTCGGCATTATCTTTTAAGAGTTGGCGATTTTCTAACGCCAATTCCCGTGTAAGCTCTTTTTCCTTAGTGATCGCTTGCTCAAGTTCAGAATGATGTTGAGTCGTTAGCTGAGCGATTTCCCCACGCATCATCTCACCGACTCCAAAGAAAAGCCAATCCGCTGAAACCTCAAATTTTTCAGCGACTTTTTCAACCCAGCCGCTTGGAATCTGCCCGCGTTTCCTTGCAGCGGCAATGGATTGGGGCTTGATAGATAAAGCCCTAGCTAACTCCGCATCTTTAGTGACTGCGGCAGCATCAAGTATTCGCTTAAACTTTGCCTCAAATGATTTCGCACTATCCACGCTAAACTCCGAAATTAACTTCGAAATGCCTACGGCGAGAAAATGCTAACCATATCAATGGAATAAGCTAAAATGTGATAAAAATAAACTTCGAAACAGATTTTAGCTTGCATTAGTGTAAGTTTTTAGCTTACAAAAAGGCCGTGGCAGTCAACTAAGGTACTACACAACACCAACACCCTAATTGACTGCGCACAGGGGGTCAATATCCGCCCCCGCATCCGTATCGGACACGAACTCAACCGTCAGCGGACACAAGAGCGAACATGCGGCAGTTATCCCTATTCGACGATCCCAACGCAGAGCTGACCATGCTCATGGTCAAAATCAAAAGCGCTATGAACCGAAGCGCCGCCCAGTGCGGCCTATCGCGTGAGCAGATCGTTGACCGCATGAACAACATTGCCGCCAAGTCGAGCGTGAGCTTGACCCGTGGAAATGCCAAGAAGGTCAAACCCGCAACTCTTGAGAAGTGGCTTAACCCTGCGAATATCGACCACCAGCCATCATTGGTCGCGGTCAACGTATTTTGCATGGCCGTGAGGAGCGTAGCCCCTTTGGCTGCCATGCTCGAACTACATGGATGCGGGGTCATGACCTCTGAAGATAGGAAGTTGAGGGACTACGCTGAGGCAATCATTGCCGAGCGGGAAGCCCGGAAACGGAAAAAGCAATTGGAGATGAAATTATGAACAAATGTGCCGCCTATGGCGCTGGCCGTAATCGCCGTCCTTGGCGCATCCGAGAATTCCTTGATGAGCAGGGAGTGACGCAGGCTGAGATCGCCCGTGAATTGGGGATCAGCCGTAGCATCGTGAACAGGACCATCCGGGGGATGGTGAACAATCGTGCAGTGCTTGGTTATCTCCGCAGTCTTGGTTGTCCTGGAGAATTTCTCAGTCTGCCGATGGACATGAAAACAGAAAAGAAAGTGGCTTGAGAACCGAACGGCTAGGTACACAGCATGAAAGACGCATATACTTCAAAAGAATTGGCTCCTGTTCTTGGCGTGACAGATAGAAGCATACAAATTCGTTCCAAGCGTGAAGGCTGGTCATTTAAAGCCCGTAAGGGACGCGGCGGCGGCAAGAAGTGGCTCGTCTCCGGACTCCCGGAAGACGTCCGTGCCGCTATCACTCTGTACGAAGCGAACACCAATACTCCAGCTCTTCCCGCAGACAGCGTGTTGATTCCCGACTGGGCGCACAAAGTGGGCATGGCCCGCTTCAGATTGATCAGCGAGTGGCGGATGTTCGTCGAGAACAGCAAGTCCACGAAAGGCCGCGCCACTAAAGCGTTTGTGCTGGCGATCAACGCGGGACAAATGCTTACCAAAGAGCATGAAATCCTCGGCGACGTGTCGGACAAGACGCTGTACCGGTGGGACAAAAAGCTGCGCGACAACGACGAGGATTATCGTATTTTATGCGATAGGCGCGGCAAATGGTCAAAGGGCGGCAAGAAAGGGCTTGGTCAGCTTGGGCTGGAAGTTGAAAAAGTGTTTCTCGGCTGCTGGCTCAACGGCAACAAACCGAGCATAGCCCTGGCCTATGAGACCATGAAAGGCATTTTCTCCCGGCAGGGACAAAAAATTCCGAGCTACCGTTCCGTGGTCCGCTTCGCCCGACGGTTCGATGAAGATCATCACGATTTGGTAGTCCTCAAGCAGGAAGGGGAAAAGGCCTTAAAAGACAAGGTAGGGCCGTATAACATTCGGAATGACAAGCTCCTTTCTGTTGGGGACATCCTCTTTTGCGACGGTAAGGTTCTTAACTTCCAGTGCATCCACCCGACCACGGGCAAACCGTTCCGCCCAACGCTTATTTGCTGGTACGATTGGCGCTCCCGCATGCCTGTGGGGTGGGAGATTATGCCCTCGGAAAACACCATTGCCATCAGCTCCGCGCTGCACATGGCAATAGGCACCCTCGCCGAGTACCCGCGTTGTGTCTACATCGACAACGGCAAGGCCTTTCGCGCCAAATATTTCAGCAACGTTGACGCTGACTTTGAAGAGTTTAACGGACTCTATGCCCGTCTTGGAATAGCCGTTCAGTACAGCCGTCCCTATGAGGCCCGGACCAAGATCGTCGAACGATTTTTCCGCACCTTTGATTCGCAGTGCGAACGCCTGCTGCCGAGCTATGTGGGCAACTGCATAGACAATAAGCCCGCCTGGATGAAACGAAACGAGAAGTATCACGAGACGGTGCATAACGACTGGATTCCCACTTTACGCGAGGCATCCGAAATCTTTCGGTTGTATGTCTGGTGGTACGGCCAACAGGCTCACGATGAACTCGGTGGTCAGCGTCCCCTGGATGTACTCCATGGCGGTTTGGGTGACGGCGTGGACCTCACCGAATTGGACCGGCATTTTCTCTTCCGGCAAAAAATCCATCCCAAGCGGTGCGGATTTGTGATCGGCAACGTCCGTTTCGAATCCGATGCGCTGTACGGTCTGAACAAGCCGCTTATGGCGATGTACCGGTGGTCCGATATGTCCGAGGTGTACTTGCATACCCTTGACGGCGAACGAATCGGCACGGCTCGTCCCATGGAAGCTCTCAATCCGCTCGCCCGCATGTTCGGCAATGAACTGGACCTGATTAAGGTGCAGGAAGCCAACAAGCGTCAGCGCCAGCTCAAGTCCGCCACCATGAAGATCGTGAAGGCCCTCGATGCTGAAGTCGGCGAGAGTGGCCTCCAATCACTGCCCTGGATGAAAAAAGAAAGCGTTCCCCTCAAGGCCGTCCCCAAGCCCAAGGCAATCGAGTCGGAACCAGTCATTGATGACGCGGAAAGGGAACGCCTTGAAGCTCTTCGGGCCAAGGTCCAGACACTCCCCACGGCCACCTTGACCATCCCGGATTTTTTCACCTCCGAGTTGGAAAAATACGAGTGGTGCTTTGAGCAGGCCGTCAAAAACGGCCACCAGCTTCCTGGCGAATACGAACATTTCATGCGTTCCTACGAGGCGTCCAACGAATACGAGACCGCCACAGGCGCACGTTTTGAACAATTGAGGCAATTCTACCAGCAACAGACCATAGCGAGGTAAAGCATGCGGCGAGATATCTTTATCGAAACAGGCAACGTGGCAAAGCTGCGCAAATCCCTGAACGCCCTGAGCGACACGGAACGTGGACGGCCCGGCATCGGCGTTGTCCAAGGCGAGCCGGGACGCGGCAAGACCATGGCAGCCAAAGAATGGCATACGATGAACGGTGGCATTTTCCTCCGCGTACTTGAAGGTTGGAGCCAGTTCAGCTTTTTACAGGCCTTGACCTACGAAATCACCGGCGAACGCCCCAGCAACACCAACCGTTGCCGAAACCGCATCATGGACGCCCTGGCCGAAACGCCGCAACCCATCATCGTTGACGAGGCTGACCGCCTCCTCATGTCCCGGATTGAAGATTTGCGGGACGTCCACGACATGACCGGTTGCCCAGTGATCCTGATAGGAGAGGAAGGTTTTTACCCGAAACTCCACGCCCGCAGGCGTGTGCATTCCCGCGTGGTCGATGTGGTGAATTTCGATCCCATCAAAGCCGACGACGTGATGCTGTTCGCCATACAGGCCGCTGCCCTGGAAATTACACCGGAGGCCTGCCACAAGCTGGCGCAATGGGCAAAAGGCAGTTTCCGCGTGGTGTATGGCTTCGTGCTGCACCTTGAGGATTACGCCAGGGCGCAAAACACCAACACCATAGACGTCAAGGCGCTTGAGGCCCTGCGGATCGGGAGGGCCTAACTATGCTGTCTCCCGACATGGACAAGCTGCGCGGCGTTGTGATCGGCCTGAGTGAAGGCGGAAAAAAGGAAGTCAACAATGCCCTCATCTTCCAGGCGTTGGCCCTGGAAACCGAGCCGGAGAAGGTCCGCGTGCGCCGCCAACTCGACGGCATGACCCGTCAGAATGAACTGACCCGGATTAAGCCCGGCCACTATACATACAACCCCAAGGCCCCCCAGCGACGCGGCGAAGGCTATATCCGCATGTGGCGAGCTGTCAGGGCTTCTATCGGCACTTTCGGCATCGCTGAAATCGCCGCCGTGTCACATGTGGATATGTCCTCAGTCAGCAAGTACCTCAAACATTTGCTGTCCATTGAGCTTGTCCGGCGCAATGGCAAAAAAGGGCTGAACATCCTCTATTCCACTACTCCCAAGGGCCGGGAACAGCGTGAAACGCCGTATCCTCCCGTTGCCCCCCGTGATCCCTTTGCTAACGAACGAGCGGCCATGTCCCGGCTTGCCCGCGTATTTTTCGAGAAGGACTTGTACTCCGATTCGGCCCGTAAGACCGTGGTCAAGGAGTGCGAATCCATCCTGAAGCGTTTTGACACCCAAACAGAGAAAGGAGGCTCCAAATGAGCGAGATCGAACGTACCAACCATAACGCCGACTGGAATCCCGATGGCGCGATAAGCGGCAAGGTGATGGACTGCGCGGCCCGCATCCGCGAACTGGCCGATAAGCTCCCCGGTGACCTGCGCATTGAGGCCAACACAATAGCGTCGGATGTGGCCGCTGAGGCTATGCGCGTCAACGGGCTTGAAACAGTTGCAATCAACTAGGAGAGACCATGGAAACCACAGCCACACATAACGGATTCTGGAAGGACGCAAAGGGCAACCTCGTTGCTCCTGAAAACGTCCGTGAATCCGACAAGCTCGCGGACGCCGTTATCCGGGAATTGCACGGTAAGGCCAAGGGGATCAACGCCGCCCTGATTGAGTTCAAGCAGGCCGCCTTGGATGACATACGCACCCATTTGGCCCTCGTGGTTGAACAGTACGGCGTCAAGCTGCGCGGCAAGAAGGGAAACCGCGTTCTCTATTCGTTCGACGGTTCCATCAAGATCACCATCAACATCCAAGACCGCATCAAGTTCGGCGAAGAGCTGGTCGCCGCCGAGGTGCTCATAAACGAGTGCATGGCCGAGTGGACGCATGACGCTAATCCGAACCTACGGACCATCGTCGAAAAGGCCTTCCAGGCGGATGCAGAGGGGAAAATAAGCGTTTACCGCGTTCTCGATCTGCTCCGCCTGGAAATCAACGATGACCGCTGGCGCAAGGCCATGAAGGCGATCAAGGACAGCATCCGGGTCATCGACAGCAAGGAATATGTCCGCGTCTACGAACGGGGCGTGAACGGCGAATACAAGGCCCTGCCGCTCAACATTGCGGCAGCATAAGAGGCACACCATGAAAGAGTGGATTTTATACATACTCACCGTCTCAGCCCTCGCCGGTGGCCTCAACTCCTTTTGGCCCGGATTCCACGAAACCATCAGCGGATGGCTGGGGTGCATGCGGTATACCTATGACGTCTATGTTTGGAGGCATTGCGAGGAAGAATCCTTAACAGAAACGCTGGCGACTCACAGGCCTTTGGACAATCGCTTACGTACAGGCATTCGTATTTTTATCGCTCGCACCTACCCTGAATACATACCTTTTTCGATTGTATCCATCACACTTGTCGAAAAACGTTCCGTACTGGCGCTGACCATCTGCCTGTGGCTTTATCGCGCTTGCACCCGAACTGCTGACGATGCCGTGCGTGAATGGAAAGAAGAACACGGACTGGTCGTATAACCGAACCCTTTTAACAAACAGGAGATACCCATGACCAAATGTGAATTGATCACCAAAGTGGCTGAGGAAGTCGACCTTTCCAAAGCGCATGCCGAACGCGCCCTGGAAGCCTTCCTCGGAAACATCAAGGAAGCCCTTTCCAACGGCAATAAGGTAACCCTGCGTGGCTTCGGAACCTTCAAGGTCGAACAGCGGGCCGCTCGTACTGGCCGCAATCCACGCACCGGCGCTGACGTCGCTATCCCGGCCAAGAACGTGGTCAAGTTCAAGCCCGGCTCCGAACTGAAGGACTGGGTAAACTAAGCGAAACTGCCCCGGCCAGGGGCAGTCGTGGGGGCGTGGTGGCCCCTGCCTGATGAGCAGCCGCCGTCAGTAACGAAGGAGAAAACATGCCGAGTGAAAAAGCGCCAATGAGAATCCCGGCCAGCAAAGGGAAAAAAGCGTGGCCCCTGCTTTCCGTTTTTCCCGGTGATCATCGGGAAAGCTGGTGCAACTACGGGGGAAAGCATGACAATTTCCGATTGCAGATCGGTGACACCTTTTACTCCCGCCCCAATGAGCGCCGGAGCTTCCTCAGTCCCGCCGAGTTGGGTCAAGTACTTGCCAACCGAATTGCCGAGGCCTTCGGAGTCGAGGCCGGTACTGCCCCAGAAGGCACTGTGTGGGTCAACCTATATCTGCCGCAAGGGGCCAAGGTCTGGTACCGCGACGGCGGCATGCTGCCCGAAGCCGAAATAATTGGCGCACCACCCCACCGTGACCAAAACGGAGATTGGGTCGTGATCCTCGCATACTCCCGCAAGATCGTGCCTGTGACAACAATCAAGCCGCGCACGGAATCTCTCGCGGAATGCTCGATCGAACCTAAAGAATGCCTGGAGGGCTACAATGAGTAAGAACAAGCTCACTCACCTTAATGACCACCTGTTCGTCGCTATGGAACGTCTTAATGAAGAAGGCCTGGAAGGTGATGCTCTGGCGTCAGAGATTGAACGATCAAGGGCCGTCGCATCTCTCGCCAAAGAGATCATCAGCAACGCCAATCTGGTGTTGAGGACAAAGGTCGCAATAGAGCGCGATCAGCTTGGTGTCGGGCCGGTGCCGCACATGCTGACGGGTGGAGAGTAAGCCCATGAACGCGAGATGGAGACGCTATAGCGATGAAGAACTGGAGTTCTTGCGAGACGGGTACAAGCGCATGAGTGTGACTGATCTGGTGGTCGCTTTTAACCAGCAGTTCGGAAGGAATCAAACTGACCAGCAGATAAAGTCAACGCTGGCCAATTACGGATTTAAGTCAGGACGAGGCCGCAAGATCGTCCAGTACACTAAAGAGCAGATCGCATTTTTGAAGCAAGAATACCCCAACATGACAGCCAAGGAGCTGACTGCCGCCTTTAATGAGAAGTTTACGCCTCAAAGATCGCTGCCCTCAATACGCCACATATTGCTCCATTTCGGTCCGAGAAAGAACTCCCGAAAGCGCGGAGCAAAAAGCTTTTACACCGCAGAGCAGATAGCCTTTTTGCGTGACAACTATAAGACGATGACGGTTCCCGAACTCCAAGTTGCCTTCAACGCAGAGTTCAAAACGGACAAGAAGTATTGGGCCATCGTCAACATCATTAAGACATATGGGATCAGGAGATACAGGAGAAGAAAACTCCAGGTTGGCGATGAAACTCTTTGCCGTGCAACTGGATACATCACTGTCAAAACAGATGCTCCTGCCCACAACATGAAGACGAAGCGAAGCTATCGGTACAAGCACATCGTCGTCTGGGAAGATGCATACGGCCCAGTGCCTGATGGGAAGTATGTCCGTTTTATTGACGGCGACAAGACGAATTGCGCTCTGGACAATCTTGTTCTGGTTTCGTGCGCGGAACATGGATTGTTGAACCAAATGAATTTAACCAACCTGCATCCCGATCTTCGGGCAACCGCAATTAATACGGCTCGGCTCCAGGCAAAATGCATAGAGCTGGAAAACGTAAATCGCTGAGAATCCGCAAAGAGGTGACACATGGAAGATATTATCAAAAAACTGCGAACAGAGGCCAAGTTTCACCGTGACGAGGCCGGGAAGCGGCAGAAGGCCATCGAAGGACTGCAAGCCGTGTGTGAACACGAATGGAGGCCAGCCAGCCACGACTCCCACCACAACTATCGGGAGTGTAAGATTTGTGGGAAGAACGAGCGCTGCTAGCGCTGAACTCAGCAAAAGGCGACCAAATGAAAGACGTCATAAAAAGATTCATAGACGAAGCCCAATACCACAAGGGCGAAGCGGAACTCAGGGAGCAGGCAATAAAGAGCCTGCAAGAGATTTGCAAACACGACTTTGCTCCCGATGGACACGACTCTCATCACAATTACCGGCGCTGCAAAATCTGCAATCTGCGTGAGCGGTGTTGATCAAGCCCAAATGAGGAGTGAACGCAATGTCAAAACGCAAAAACACAAGTTGGCGAAACAGCCTGCTGGCTAAAGTCCACATAGCGAAAAAGCAACTGCCGGGAATGGACGACGATACGTATCGGACCATCCTGAAAAAGCAATATGGCAAAACTTCGGCGGGCAAGTTGACCATGCCTGAGTTGGCAGACTTCGCCAACTACCTTGAAATCAAAGGCGCGGAGTTCACCAACAAAGGCAAGCGGGCCAAAACGCCACGGGAAGACTATTACGAAATCCCGAAAGGCACTCCCTACGAACGGCAGAAGCGATGGATCGCTACCATGTGGCACGCGCTGGACTGGAAAATGTCCGGTCTCGACACCCGGTGCGCTTCGCAGTTCGGCGTTGATAAATTCGTATGGCTCAATGATCAAAGCCAGTTACAGACGCTTGCCAAGGACTTGATCGGGCGGTGCCACAAGAAAGGGATAGACCCCGACGATGCACAGCCTGCGCAGTGAGATCATGTCGCGGTTTGGGTCGGTGCATAAGTTTTGCCGCCTGCATTCGGCCCTCAGCCGCTCCACTGTTTACCAAATACTGGCAGGGCAGTACGGCGGCAATGTTGAACGGCAAATTCAACGCATACAAGACGCGCTGAACGGGGCGGGCCGCGAGCAGCGCATAATGGCGACAATCAAGGCTACGGCCTGCGCCCGGTGCAGCGTCACCGGGAAATGCGATCGGTGCGACGACCTGTTCCGCGCCCAGGCGCAAGCGGTTTTGGAGATCATCTCAAGTTGACTGTCACGGAGGTGGCTATGACGGCACGGCATTTAAAGGAGTTTGCGGACCTGTACGGCAAAGGGTTCCGCCCGTATCAGGGCGAGATCCTGCCGGACGTGTATGACGAGCTGGGATGCAAGGACCCCAAAAGGGCGTTTTGGATCTGCAAATGGCCGATCCTCTATTGTTTTGGCTGCCGCGAGCGCTGCATCCCGAAAACCCCGCAGGGCTTTCAGATCATGCTGCCCGAGGGGACGGCAATCCAGCACGGCCCGTTTGCCATCACCCCGGCGGAAATGTTGGCGTCCAAGCCCTTTTTACGGGCGGACGAAGCCGCTTACTGCCTCTGCGTCAGCCCCCGCAAAGTGTACGCCATGGCGGCGGAGGGCAAACTTATTGCTCATATAGACAAACCGTTCCGCGTTACGGTAGAGAGCGTAAAAAACGAGATGAATCGTATTGATATGTAAGGAGGATTCTATGGTTGTTTTTTTGTCCCTGCTGCTCGTCCTCGTCCTTGCCGCCGCCGTCCTCGGCCTGATTAAACCGGCACTGGTGCTGCCGTTTCTGGCCCCGGAAAAACGCACCCGGCCCAAGGCGTTCGGCCTGTATGCGGCGTTGTTCGTGCTTGGCATTTTTGCGCTGCCCGCCGTCGCTCCAAAGGACGACGCGGATGTGTATATCGCGCAGCTCAAGGAAGAGGGCAAACAGGCCGAAAAGGCGCGCCCCGCATCCGCGCCGCAGCCTGCCGTGCAAAAGGCCAGCGCCGAACAGATCGTCGCCGACCGCGAGACCGTGCGCAAGCTCTATGCCCAGCTCCTGCGCTTTAAGGGTGACGCAAAATTCCACGAGCTGGGTTTTGGCGCGGGCCTGCCGTATGCCCATCAATGGCTGCAAAGCGTCAAGGAGGTCGATTCGCATATGTCCCTCAAAAAAGGATATTCTTTGCCACTGGCGTCCAGCGCCGGGTACCTGCGGCAACTCGGCATGGAGTACATGCGAAACGGCGGGCAGGAAACCGCGCAGACACGCGACGTTAAGCAATTCGTGGAGGAGGGGTTGAGCGGCTAAATTCCGGCACCCTCCATACTCCCCCTCTCCAAAGGCACCCAGAAGCGGGTGCCTTTTTGTTTGCACCGTCCGCGTGGATTCCTGCGCCGCCATCGCCCGCCCGATATCATCTCCCCGTAATCGCAAAAGCGGAACGAGGAGAACCATGCCAGACCGCACCGTCATATTGCGCCGGTCCGTATCCACGGACCAAGGCACCGAAGGGGAGCTTTGCGTGCCCGAGCTGGGCGTGCAGTGCTACACCCTGGAGCTGCCCTGGCGCGACAACGCCCCCAACATTTCGTGCATCCCCTGCGGCGAATACGATTGCGAGATCGTCAATTCCCCTCGGTTTCACCGCGTTTATCACGTTCGCGACGTGCCGGGCCGCAGCCATGTGCTCATCCATTCCGGCAATTTTGCGGGTGACACGTCCAAGGGGCTGCGCTCGGACGTCGCCGGGTGCATCCTGCTCGGCTCCCGGCTCGGCTATCTCTATGACCAGCGGGCGATCCTCGTCTCGCGGACCACGGTCCGCCGCGTCATGGAGCGGCTCGCGGACGTCCCGCTCAAACTCATCATCGAAGGCGTAGGAGGCTAATTATGTGGCAGATGCTCCTTGGCGGTCTTACGGGGCTGCTCGGCACCGTTTGGTCCAGCTACAACCAACGCAAAATCAAAGAGCTTGATCTCCAGGACAAGCAGGCGGACCGGGCGCACGACCTCGCCATGGTCGATGCCGAATCCAAGGCCATGGTGGCCGAAATGCAGGCCAATATCCAGGTCACCCAGGCCCAGGTCGAGGGCGAGGTCTCCCTCCAGGAGGCCAGGGCGTACACCACTAGCCAAAAGTACGGTAACACCAACGTATTCTTGGAAAGTTTTATGGATCGCATGTTCCACACGACCGGTTGGGTGGCATGGCTCGCACAGCCGCTCGGCGTGTTTATCTGCCTGTTGTTCGGGTTGGTGGACACGGTCAAGGGCATCGCACGTCCGGCCATCACGGCTTACCTGCTCGGCGTGTCCACGTGGGTAACGATTCAGGCTTGGGATTTGCTCAACTCCATGGGCACGGCCCTGACCGCCACGCAGGCGGGCGACATCCTTGAACGGGTTGTCGTCACCGTCCTCTATCTCACGACCTCCGCCGTCACTTGGTGGTTCGGCGACCGCATGACCGCCAAGGGCCTGTCCAGGGTCTACGGCAAGGGCGGTAAATAGCCCGTGGACATGCAGCATCTGGATATCCTCCTCCGCATCCTCCAGGTCGTGGTGATCCCCATCGTCGTGGTGTTGGTCAAGCTGATCCGGGATCAACGCAAGGATCAGCGCGAGGACCAGGAGGCCAACGCCAAGGCACACGCGGCCTTCGACAAGCGGCTGACCACTGCCGAAGCCTGCCTGAAGAATGTCCCTAGTGAAGAGGCTCTCCACGATCTGGCCCTGACCATTCGCAGTTTCGGCGGAGATCTACGTGTCGCCGTCGAGAAAATCGAAGGTATGGGGCGCATTGTGGGCCGCCTGGAAAAAGTCGTCACCCGCCACGAAGACTACATGCTCAATGGAGGAAAACGATGAGCTACGGAAACGTCGTGGCCGAGCATCTGCGCCTCACCATCCTGCGCATGCTGGCCGAACAACTCGACTACACCCTGAACGACAGCCTTATCCGCGACATGGTGCCGGAATACGGATTCCGTCCGTCGCGAGATGTCGTCCGCACCCAGCTTGCGTGGCTGGACGAACAGGGGCTTGTCGTCATGACCCAAAACGGCAGATGCCGCGTCGCCCACCTGACCGAGCGGGGCGAGGAGGTAGCCAAAGGCTACGCCACCGTACCCGGCGTCAAGCGCCCGTCCCCCGGAGGCGAATAGCGTGGAACGAACCGGACGCGAATATCCGCCCGAAGCCGTGTGGGAAGCGCAGGAACTCTACTGCGTTGCCCGCCTGACTTTTGAAAAGGTCGCGGAGGAAACCGGGGTAGCCGTGTCCACGCTCAAACGCTGGTCCGCCACCTACGACTGGCGCGGCAAACGGGAAAAGCTCGCCCAGGCCGAGGCCGACCTCGCCGCCGACACCATCCTGGCCCGGTCCGCGATGCTCAAACAGCTTATCAAAAGCAAGTCCGCCCAGGACAGTTTTGCCGTTTCCGCCCTCGAAAGCCTCGCCATAAAGCAGGCCGAAGCGGCCCGCGCCCAGAAGCTCATGAGCGCGGCCAAGCAACACGAGCTGCGCCCGATCCGTACCAAGGAGGAGGCCGTGGCCGCGCTGGAGGAGGCCGTGGAACTCAAGCTCAACAAGCTGCTCCAAAGCCCGGAAGGGACCGATTTTAAGGCCGTGCAGGATGTGCAAAAGGCCATGGAGCTGGTGGTCGAACTCAAGGGGGCTTTGGGCAAGCAACGGGACGACGGACGCGGCGTAAAAGGCACCAACATCGAAGCCATGCTGGACGCGATGAGGTAGGCCGTGGGAATCCGTCTGCTCAAATACCAGCACGAATTGCGGACCGCGCTCAAGCTCTCGTCCGTGGTCGTCGTCGAAAAATCCCGGCGCACCGGCTACTCGTGGGGCGCGAGCTGGGTGGCTGCCGAGTATGCGGCCAAGGCCAAGACCGAAGGCGGCATGAACGTCTATTACATGGGCTACAACCTGGACATGGCCCGCGAGTTTATCGAGTACGTGGGCGAGGCCGGAAAAACACTGAATCTCGGGGCGTCCGCCATCGGCGAAACCCTCTGGCAGGATGCCGGAGACCCGGACAACCAAATCCAGGCTTTCCGCGTCACTTTTCGCCACGGACGCGTCACGGCTCTGCCCTCCCGGCCCCGGTCGCTTCGTGGCATGCAGGGGCTTGTCATCCTCGACGAGGCCGCGTTCCACGACGACCTTGACGAACTCCTCAAGGCCGCGCTGGCCCTGACTATCTGGGGCGGCAAGGTCCTCATCATCTCCACCCACGACGGCGAGGACAACGCCTTTAACCAGCTTATCCAGGACTGCCGGGCTGGCCGCAAGCCCTACACCGTGCTGCGGTGCGACTTTGACCGCGCCATTTCGGAGGGGCTGTACAAGCGCGTCTGCGAGCGCACCGGCAAGGAGTGGAGCGAGGAGGCCGAAGCCACATGGCGTGACGAAATCATCGAATTTTACGGCGACGGCGCGGACGAGGAGCTGTTTTGCATCCCCTCGAAGTCCGGCGGCTCCTACCTTGTGCGCACGGTCATTGAGGCCTGTATGGACCCGGCCATCCCTGTTGTCCGGTGGGAGCCTCCCGCCCCCGATTTTGTGGATTGGAGGGACGATCAGCGGTACCGCGAAATGCGGGATTGGCTGGAGGGCAACCTAAAGCCCGTCATGGCCTACCTGCCCGATCAACGGAGTTGGTTCGGCGAGGACTTTGGCCGCTCCCTCGACCTGTCCGACATCTGGCCTTTGCAGGATGCGCCAGGCGCGACATACCGCACGCCGTTTTTGCTGGAGTTGTTTAACTGCCCGTTTTCCCAGCAGGAGCAGGCCCTTTTTTACGCGGTCCACCGCCTGCCCATGTTTTCCGGCGGCGCATTGGATAAGGGCGGCAACGGAGCCTACCTCGCCGAGCGTGCCCGACAGGAGTTCGGACCGGATATTATTGAGGAAATTCACTTTTCCGAAAGTTGGAATCTGGAGAACTGGCCGCCCGCAAAGGCCGCGCTGGAAGACCGCACCGCCACCATCCCCAAGGACGACAACGTCCTTGACGACCTCCGCGCCGTGACCGTCGTCAAGGGTGTGCCCAAAATCCCGCGTGACGCCCGTACCAAGGACCGCAAGGGCACTGGGAAACGCCACGGGGACTCCGCCATTGCCTATGCCCTGGCGATGTACGCCGCCCGCAAATTCGATGCGGCCTTTACCGAGTGGGACTTTTGCACCGGCGGTGCGTCCGTCGCCAACGGAATCATGAGAGGATACCGATGATTTTAGATCACAGAGGCAACCCCATCAATTTTAGCGATGAGCGTGCGGACCTGACCACCGAATTCGCCACCCGGCTTGCCGCCGGGGCGGATGTGGGCACGTTTTTGGGCAAGCTGCCGGACCCCGATCCGGTCTTGCGCAAGCGCGGCGAGTATGACGATGTTTTGGACGATCTGACCGCCGACGATCAGGTATGCATGGCGATCCAAAACCGCAAGCTGCGCGTGCTCAACAAGCAGGATTATGACTTTTCGCCGGGGCAGGCCAAGGGCAAGGATGTGTCCGCCGACGCGGCCCGGCTCTGTGACGAGCTGGTCTCGGATCTGGAGGCCATCAACCTGCGCGATGTGTTTTCCTCCATGCTGGACGCGCCGTTTTTCGGCCAGACCGTGCTGGAACTCATCTGGGAGCCGCATGGCGGCAGGCTCAAGCTGGCGGATATCGTCGCCAAGCCCCGCAAGTGGTTTGCCTACGACGACGACAACCGGGCCGTCTTTTGCGGGGCGACGCATGTCTACGACACGCCGCTGCCGCCGGGTAAATTTGTCTTGGTCCGGCACTTTCCGACCTTCGAAAACCCCTACGGCCTGCGGCTCCTGTCCCGCTGCCTGTGGCCCGTGGCCTTTAAGCGCGGGGGCATCGAATTTTTGACCCGCTTTTGCGAAAAATTCGGGCAGCCGTGGGTGCTGGCCTACGCTCCGCACAACGCGGATCGCGCCGATCGCATCTCCATGGCCGGAGACCTCGCCTCCATGGTGCAGGACGCCGTTGCCGTGCTGCCCAACGGGGCCAAGGTGGAGCTGGCCTCCGCCTCCGGCAAGGCCGGGGACCTGCACGAAAGCTACCTGCGCCGCTGGGACAAGGCCATATCCAAGGTCATCATGGGGCAGACCCTCACCGCCGAAATGGACGGCAACGGCAGCCGCGCCGCCAGCGAAACGCACTACAGCGTGGGCAGCGACATGGCCGATGCCGATCAATTCCTTGTGGTCAGCGCCATGAACAATATTGCGTTGACCTACCGCAACATCAACGCACCGGCGGGCGTCATGGCCCCGGTCTTCGGCTACGAGGAACCGGAGGACTTCGACGCTCGGGCCAATCTGGACAAAAAGCTGTACAGCGTGGGGTTGCGCTTTAAAAAGAGCCATTTCTCCCGGCGCTATGACTTGGATGAGGACGAGTTTGACCTTGTCGGCGACGACGGGGCCGAGTCCGAAGCCGAGCCGCCCGCCGACCACGCCGCATTTATCGAATTTGCCAGCGCCCAGAATGCGCAGGAGGTTATCGACGCCGCCCTGGACGAGATCCTGCCGCAGGCGGTCAAGGCCAATGGCAAGCTTGCCACCCAAATTGAGAAGATCGTCCAAAGCGCCGAGACGTTCGAAGATATGCAGATCATGCTGGCCGAACTGCTGGGACAGGACGCCGAACATGACGATCTGGCCGAGTTGACAGGCCGGATCATGCTTAATGCCCAGGCCTTCGGGACCATGGCCGCCCAGGAGGAAGCCAATGGCTGATGAATGCGACTTGGCCCAGGACATGGAAGCGTTGCACCGCAAGATGGCCCTCAAAAATGCCGGTAGCCCTCAACATCGGCAGGCCTCCGCACACTACTGCGAGGAATGCGGTGAGCCGATCCCCGAAACCCGCCGCCGGGCTGTCCCCGGCGTGAGGCTGTACGTGCGTTGCCAGGAGGAAACCGATGCCTGTCACCGTTGAGCCGTTGGCTCCCGCTGAAGCCATCAAATTCTGGAAAGGCAAGGCTCCGGTTTCCGCACGAGATTTTGAAGCCATGGACGCCGCCGCTCGCGCCCGCGCCTTTGCCGTATCCGGCCTTGCGAAGATGGACCAAGTCGGCAGCGTTCACACCGCCATCAGCAAGGCCCTGGAAGACGGTGAAACCTTACGGGATTTCAAGGGCCGCTTCGGCTCTATCATTGAACAACAGGGATGGACCGGCAAGAAGGCGTGGCGCATCGAGAACATCTTCCGCACCAACGTGCAATCCGCGTACATGGCCGGACGCTACCGGCAGATGAAGCGCGTTTCCAAATCGCGCCCGTACTGGCAGCTCGTGGCCGTCCGCGACCGGCGCACACGGCAAACCCATCTGGCCGTGGATGGCCTCGTTTTCCCGCATGACCACCCGTTCTGGCAAACGTGGTATCCGCCCAACGGCTTTGCCTGCCGGTGCGTGGTGATCACGCTTTCGGAGCGCCAGGTCAAAGCCCGCGGCCTGAAGGTGCAGACCGAAATCCCGGACATGATCCGCGTGGTCGACCCCGAAACCGGCATGGAATCCTTTGTGACGCCGATCCCGGACAAAGGGTGGGCCACCAACGTGGGCGAAGACTGGATGGCTGGTCTGGCTCCGTCCGAGCTGGACGGCATGAAAGACAGGGCGCTCCCGGTGCTGTGCCGCCATGGCAATTTTGCGGACGATCCGTGCAAGCCGCCGATTTCGGCCATTGACCGCAAACACATCCACGTTGTGAAGAATGCCGACCTGCTTCCCAAGCAAGGGCTGGCAGCCGAGGACTACGTCCGCGCCTTCCTTGGCGAGTTCGGCATCGACCACATCAACGGGAGCAAGGTGATCAACGTGCATGGCTTCCCGGTGACCATCAGCAAGGCGCTGTTCACCGAGAAGACGACCGGAGCATGGAAGAAAACGTGGACGGACAAACGCCCGTACATGCGGCTGCTCGCACGGACGATCCGCGAGCCCTATGAAGTCTGGTGGCGGCCCATGGACCACAAGGCGACCGGCAGGATGTACTTCACGCTTCGCATGATCCGGCTCTTCCGCATGCCGTCGTCAAAGGAGGTGTGCGGCTTCAGCTCGTTTTCGCTGTTCGGGCGGAACTGGACAGGGGCAACGGCATTCGCTCCCAGGGCGAACCGAAGCCAGAAGGCCATCTATGCGCAGGCGGAAAAAGAGAGGGCGGGAATACTGATTTATCGTGAATCGCTCAAGTAGTCCGGTCCTTGAGCCAACTCCGTACAGTTCTGATCCCTAACCCCGGCGGGACTGATACGGACGCCGACAGTGTTCACGATATGCAAAATAAATAATCTCCCGAAGGAGGAAAGTCAAATGAACAAATGGATCAACGTCTTTCGCACCGGCACCCACACGGACAGTTCGGGCCGCACCCGAACCTGGACCGACGCCGACCTGGACCGCATCGTCGCCAATTTCAATCAGCGCACCGAAGACCCGCCCATCGTGTTCGGGCACCCCAAGGACAGCGACCCGGCTGAGGGGTGGTTTTCGGCCCTGCGCAAAAGCGGCGAGTTTTTGCAAGCACAGTTTGCACGCCTTACGGACAAAGCGCGGAAAGGCGTGAAAAATAAAGCCTACAAGTACGTCAGTCTCAGCCTGACGCCCGAACTGAGAATCCGCCACCTCGGTCTGCTCGGCGCAGTGCCCCCGGCGGTCAAGGGGCTGGGCGAGATCGATTTTCAGGAAGACGAAGGAATGACCGTATTTTTCAACTTCAGCGAGTCGGCCCCGGATGAGCCGGACGACCCGAAACAACCGGAGGAACCCAACATGACGGAAGAGGAACTGAAGGCTCAACTCAAGGAAACAAAGGACAAGCTTGCCAGCGAGGAGACAGCCCGAAAAAAGGCCGAAGCCGACCTCAAAGCCAGGGAAGAAAAAGCCCAGGAAGACGAGGCTAAACGGCGTACTGCGGACCACGCGGCCCGCGTGGACAAGCTCATTGAAGACGGCAAGCTCCTGCCCGCCCATAAGGAAAAGGTACTCGCTTTTTGCGAGGCCCTGGAAGACGGCGAAGAGATGAGCTTCAGCGAAGACGAAGGCAAAAAATCCCTGCCCGACCACTTCCTGAGCTTCATGGCGGAAAGCAAGGGGCACGGCCTGACGCACGAGTTCAACGCCCCGTCCGACAAGGACAATGAGGCCGTAACCGAAGACCTGACCCAGTACATCTAAGGAGAATCCCATGGCAATCAAAGGCAACATCGGCACCATCAGTGCCGGAGGCGACCGCGCCCACACCGACCACCATCCCGCCGTGACCGGCTCCCGCAAGGTCAAAGCCGACAATGGCGTCTATCCCATCGGCCTCATCGTCAAAGAGGACGATAACGGCGATTTGGTGCCGTACACCGGCGAGGCCGACACCGGCACTCCGGTAGCCGTCATCGACGAACCCGTGGACACCGCATCGGAGACCTCGGCGTTCACCCTGGAACACGGCACCGTCCGGGAGAGCGTCCTCAATATTGGGGCGGCTGGCGACCCGGCCACGGAAGCCGACATCAAAAAACTCGCAACCATCGGCATTTACGCCATTTAAGGAACGACACGAATGTTTACCAAACTCAAGGGGCTTTTCTCCCCACAGGCCGTGGCCATACATCTCAAAGGGTTGCCCAAGATCAAAACAACTATCTTGGATAGCTGCTTCCCCGGTCGCATCCAGAAGCCGTTTGCCATGGTCGGTGTCAGCGACATCTTGGACATTGTCGGGACCGCGCCCGTGATCCGGCGCGGAGGCCTGTCCACTCCGGTCGGCTCCGGCAACGTGAGCATCAACATGATTGAACCGCTGCCCGTCAAGCCGTCCAAGGATATCACCGGCCAGGACCTCAACAACCTCCGCATGATTCTCGCAGAAAGGGCCAGCCTCGACGCCTGGACACGCGACATTACCGCCTACTTGCGCGACACCTGCCGGTTTACGACCGAAGGCATCGCCGCCACGGCCTTGACCGGCACTATCTCTTGGCCTGTCAAGATTGACGGCGGCTGGGACACCTACGAAGTCGAATTCGGCACTCCCTACCGTGTCGACCCGGCCAAGCTGTTCACCGAAAGCGGCACCAAGGTCGCGGACATCTATGAGGCCCTTTCCGATATGGAAACGGCCATTCAGGACGGGGGGTACGGCGGCGAGATCGAATTTTTCGCGGGCAAGGCCGCTTACCAGACGATCTACGGCATCGTCGAGGACTACAAGTCCACGGCCAAGCTGAAAGTGGAAGTCGGCGCGGGCCACATCAATGTCGGCGGCTACGTGGTCAAGAAGATGTCCGAGAAATACCGCAATCCGAAAACCGGCACTATGGTTTCCAAAGTTCCGGAAGGCGAAATCGTGGCCTACGCCAAGGACGCCCCGGCCAAGGTTATCTACTGCGCTTTGGACGACGTGGACGCCAAGCTTCAGCCGTACCCCTTCTTCCCGAAGCCGGTGAAGCTGCCCGAAGGCAACGGCTACCGCATTATCGGCCAAAGCAAGCCGCTTCCGGCACGCTCTCCCAAGTCCATTTGCTGGGGGAAAGTTGCGTAAGGCCCATATTCGCGCCCTGCCGCGTTTTACATCCTGGCAGGGCCGTTATGCGGGGAACCCCCTTCGGACTAGTCTAATACTAGTCCAAAACGAAAAGGAAAGGCATCTGTGTACTGCGAAAGGACCGATTTGACCGAATATGTGCTGGAAGCATATCTGACCGCCGCCGAGACCAAGACGCCCGGCATCGTCGACAAGACGATTAAAAACGTCTCCGGTGAAATTGATGATGCCCTCCGCGCCCGCTTCGAATTGCCGCTTGCCACTATCCCCAAAACCCTCAAACGGATCGCGGCGGTTATCGTCTCCTACCGCGTTGTCGGGGGCATCACCTCCATCATGACCAGCGAAGGCGGCAGCAACAACGATTGGATACCGCTCCAGACCCAGTACAAGCAGGCGGTCAAGGACTTGGAAGCCGTCCGCGAAGCCAATCTCAACATCGGCCTGAAGGAACTGGGCGAGGAAACCCGCTCCGGCGATCTGATCGTTAAAACACGCAAGCCGAAAATCGACATGCGGGGCTGGTGATGGGCGGCACGAGTTTCAAACTGGACTGGGGCGGCCTGGATCGCATGCTCGGTACTGCCGTCACCAAGGCCCGGCAGGGTAAGGCGGCAATGGAAGAGATCGGCGAAATGCTGGTGTCCTCCACCGTCGAGCGGTTCGACTCGTCTACGGCCCCGGACGGCAGCCGGTGGACGCCCTCGCAGCGAGCCGAGAAGGAAGGCGGCAAAACGTTGGTCGACACCGGACGCCTGCGCGGGTCCATCGGCTACGAGGCTAGCCCCGATCAAGTGGTTGTCGGCAGCAACCTCGTCTATGCCCGCATCCAACAACTTGGCGGCAAGGCCGGACGAAACCACGCCGTGGAACTGCCCGCCCGCCCCTATCTCGGCGTCTCTGATGACGACATAGACGAAGCCCGCGCCATCCTTGCCGATCACCTCGTGGGCATTTTGGGAGGCACCAAGTGAGACAAGTCGCTACCGAGATTATTACGGCAGCCGCCATAGCGGCGGGCCTGCCCGAAAGCGCCGTCATGATCGCGCCGGACAAAGACGGCATTACACTCCCCGACAAGCGTGTCGAAATTGCCTACATGGCCGAGCAGTACACCCGCACAGGCCGACCGATTCGCAAACGGCCCACGCTCGGCAAGGAAAAGACGCACCGCACCCTGACCCGCGAAAAGTACGCCGTACGCCTGCCCGTGCGGGCCGCGATCCGCGCAGATGATGAGGCATGGCTCAAAGATTTTTCCCGCCGTTTCGTGGCGGCGCTGCCCAAGCGCTCGACTGACGAAAACGGCAACACCGTCACCGTGGCCGTGGGCAAGGCCGAGTATGGCGGCTTCACGACAAAGGCCGTGGAAGTCTTCAAAAAACGGTCGAAGTCCTTCCACATTACCTTCACCGGCATGACCACAACCGAAACCGAGATCCCGCTCATCACGAGCGTGACCATTACCCCCAATTACAGGGAGGCAAGCAATGAGCAAGACCAAGACTGAGGCCCCGCCGCTGTTCCCCGTTGAAACGCTGGCCGAAGAGGCAGGCATCCCAGCTTGGGAACTCGCCGCGCTTCGCGTTGGCGCAAAATGGGCAGAAGGCAAACAGGTCACCCAGGCCGAATTCGACGGCGCGATTTGCCGTCTGCGCACCCGCCATCAGGGCGGCGGCGCTCTCTAGGAGGAAATCCATGAGCAATGATGTATTCGAATATCTCATCGACGGCACCAGCGGCCTTGCACCGGGCGACGTGTCCGGCTCCGCTATTGTCGTGGGCGTGTGTTCGGCGGGCACGGTCGGCAAGGCCTATCTGCTCGGAAAACGGAGCGACCTGACCGGGCTGCTCGGCACCGGTCCTCTTGTTGACCGCCTGCGCGACATCTTCGCCACCGGCGGACAGGAGCCGGTTGTCATCGCCGTGCCGGTCGCTGGCCTGCCCGGCGGGTACATCGGCAACGTTAAGCACACCGGGAACGGCCCGGACGCAACCACCAGCGGTGTTGCCGGTGCCAACACGGATGCCGTCGTTCAGATCGTGGTGGCCGGACAACTCGGCACCGCCACCTACAAGCTGTCCCTGGACGGTGGCGATACGTGGGGAAACACCACGGCCACTCCGGCCAACGGTCAGATCACCCTTGGCGAATCCGGCACCGTCCTGACCCTGGCCGCCGGGGCGCACATCAAGGACGATGTGTATGCCGTCACGGTACGCGGCCCCATCGGCCCGGTTGAGCAGATCGGCAAAGGCCCCGCCGTCACCGTCACCGGCACGGTCAAGGCCGCGTCCGAACTGGTTCTGCTCGTGACAGCTAAGGGAGGCCGCAACGTCGGCACATACCAGCTCTCCGAAGACGGCGGCGACAATTGGAGTTCCATATACACGCTCCCGGTGGACGGCGAAATCCCGGTCACGTCGCTCGGCGTGACGATCACCATCCCGGATGAAGACCTGACGCTCGGCACCGAGTACCATTGCCGCCTGAATGCGCCGGTCCCGTCCATCACGGCGGTCATGTCCGCACTGGAAACTCCGCTCGCCCTGTACGACCCCGAATTCGTCTACATTGTCGGCCCCAGCGATGCCGTGGACTGGGCGGCTTGCGGAGCCAAGGTGGATGAGCTGTGGAATCGGCACCGTCCCACGTACATCAAAACCGAATTCCGGCTGCCGTATGATGACGAGGATCTGTCCGACTGGGTGGCGGCCTGGAAGGTGGAACGGGCCACGTATTCGCACCGGTTCGTACAGAGCATCGTCGCGTTCGGCGAGGTCTCGGATTCCACAGGCCTGAGCAAGCTCCGCAATTGGGGCGGGCTGCAATGCGGACGCGTCCTGTCCATCCCGGTTCAGCGGGCCACTGGGCGGACCAAGGATGGTGCCATCAGCCAAGGCACGTTGCCCGACGGCTGGGTGGAAAACGACATTCACGAAGCGCTGGAAAACGCCGGGGCTGTGTCCGCCAAGATGTATGCCGGGCTGTCCGGGGTCTACTGGGGCGACTCCAAAACCCTGGCCGAACCGACGAGCGACTACCAGTACGAGGAAATCCTCCGGGTTGTCTTCAAGGCGGTGCGGCTTGCCCGAATCGCGGCGCTCAAGAGCATGTACGACGAAGCGGGCGATCCGACACAGGAGGGCAACGCCTCCGGCCTCGCCTACCTAAAAGGCAACATCGAAAACGCCCTTGATACCATGACCAAGGCCGTGCCGAAGGAGTTGATCGCATACGTCATCGAAATCCCCTCCGGCCAGGATATCGTCAACAACGGCGTGGCCGTGGAGCAAACATTGATCGGTGTTCCCATCATCCGCAAGATCAAGCTCTATTCCAACTTCACCTATGCCGGGTCCAACTTCGACCCGCGCCTGAAGGAGGCTGCATAATGGCTGTAAACGGCAATCTCTACGATTGGGAAAGCATCGAAGTCCAACTGCCCAGCGGCGTGGCCGTGGGCATCACCAGCATCAGCTACAGTGATGAACGGAGTGTGGAACCGAGATACGGCAAGGGCAGCAAGCCTCGCGGCTATGGCCGCAAAAACTACAAAGGTTCCGTTTCCATGGAGCTGGACCGCGATGAGGCTGAAACCTTGCGGAAGGCGCTGGGGGGATCGGTCTATTCCGGCGAGCCCTTTCAGGTCGTGGTCAGCTACGGCAACGACGACATGTCCACGGTTACGGACACGCTGCCCAAGGTCAAGATCACCAAGCAGGACACGTCCGCCAGCCAGGGCGACGACAATGCCGGGGCGATCAAATACGACCTCGAACTACTTGCCCCCATCAAGTGGGGCGGCACTGCGGCCCTGTAACCCGGAACACGTAACTTGAGAAAAGAGGATACAATGGCAGACAATATCACCAAGGCGACGAAATATGTGGAACTGAAGCACGAATTCTTCGACCGCTTCAAGGACAAGGACGTGATCTTCATCTTCCACTTCAAGCGGCCCTCCACCCCCCAGGTCAACCGCGTACAGAAATCCGTGCTCAAGAACGCGGGGCAGGCCTTCCGCAACCTGATCATGGAAACGGTCCAGCCCGAAGAAAAAGAGCAGCTCAAGACGGCCCTGGACGATTACTCCGGCCTCGCCTCCACCTTCGGCGGCGCGCTCATGGGCTCGTGCGGATTCGGTGACTTGGGAAACTGATCCAGCGCAACCTGCAACAAATAGACGGGGACGGCATGACCCAATTCGCCGTGCTGATTAAGCACTGGCTCCATGAGTCGCCGTCCCCGTCTGTTGAGGTCTTTGCCCGGCAGGCTGCGCAAGCTATGTGGTTGGAGAAGCGGTATGAGATGAAAAAAAATTAAATTTAATCTCTTTTGAATCTTCTGCACAATCTCTTATAAGCTTCGATCAAGTTGATCTTAAAGCCACAAATGCCGGGCTTTGCTTCAAAGAGGGGTTGTTGATGAATATCAGAATTTCCCTTTGGAGCTTGACTGCTAAATTGATCCACAGAAATTTTGGCATGAGAGGTGATATAATTTTTAAATATCGCTTTATAGCCGGATACATCCCGTAGTTTTCCACGAGAGATTCCGTCACCTTGTAAGAGACTATCCACATCGGCCATCTTGTCATATACACGACTCGCCATTATACACAACAACTCTGCTGCTTCATCAACGCATTTTTTGACATCATAGTTTGCTTTTTGAGCCTTTCGCGCAATCTCATTGAGTATCTCCAAAGATTCATTATTAAGATAGTCACTCATCCAATTTCCCCAGAAGACACGTATGGCTGTTCCGTTATGCTTGATCCCTTGGTACTGAATGAACGACCCATTATACTTTTTAATCTTTAATTCTCCGCCCCAGGCCATAGTGGTTTGCCACTTGATAATGAGATTAATGAGCTTTGTATCAAGCTGTTTTGTAAGCAAATGGGTAAGGGGATAAATGTCGGTCGTATTCTTCCCCGTTATTTGGAGCAATTGGAGTTTCATGCTTAGCTCTGGTGTTTATGGGGACCAAGAATTTTGTTTGCCGTAAAGGGCTATAAATTAAAGCTGTGATTAAAAATTTTGCTCAGCCTTTACGAGAAAAACAATAGTGGAAGCAGTCATATGCAATGCGTAGGCGGCAATGTGATCCGGGACATTAACGACTTCCGTTCCCTGTCCATGTCCGCCCATTTTATTCCTTACAGTCGGGACGCCGCCTTCAAGAGTGGACCGCAACCCGTTCAGATGACTTTGCCAAAAGGCAGGGATAAGCCCGCTTTTAAAACAGATGGCGATAAGTTTCTTCGCTGTATCACTGTTGCTGTACGCCCATCCCCGCTTGTCACATATCACTTTCATTGTGCTTTCAAATGCCTTGAGCGCATCGACCAAAGCTTCTTGATGTCGCCCATTACGGAAGTGCTCGTGGGCGGAAAGGAATTCATCTTGAGGACCGGAATAGGCTTTGTCCGAAAGGATTGAGAGAGTCGGTTTAACTGCCTGTTGGTGAATGTATTGACTGTCAATACGCAGAATACGCCCGTCCTCAAATTGATATCCAACACCATGTTCCCTGAAACGAGAATTGAGCTCGACAAGCAACTTACTGCCTGGATTGATTAAAACGAAAATTTCTTCAACTGCGCTGAGAACCAACTCGGCATCATTTTCTTGAAGAAGAAAAATCTTAAGCTCTTTTTCGTAATCCCTATAATTAGAGACATGGCTTGGGTAAGGATCTTCAGCAAGCTGGAAAACCCCCATCTCTCTGCAAAGATATTCAACTACATACTGAGCGATGTTGGGACAACTGAGACCGTACTGGGTTAGTTCATTAGATGGCCTCCGAAAAATGTCATCAAATAAATGACAAAGTTGACCTCGTAAAGGGTCGGGTAACTCTTCGTACTGATATACATCAGGGACTTCACCTCTTGCCTGTCTCTGCCTTTTGAAAAAAATAGTCATTAATTTCCCTCTAGTTCTTTAGTTACGCTTCCCTATATCAAAAGCAAGCATAGCCCGCACCCCCTTCTGAAATAAAATCTCCATGTGGCTATCCTGGCCGCATGGAGATTTTCAGTGTCATAGCATCTATGTCGCTGGTGGACATAATCACCGCCCCACTACGAAAGGTGACGGGGCAGATGAATGTCACCAACAAGGCCGCCGCTTCCCTGAGCAGCGGCGCTCTTGCGCTCGGCAAGTCTTTATTGCCGGTTGCGCTGGCGGCGGGAGTGCTGCTGGCGGCGCTAGCGCCATGCATCTCCACGGCGGCGGACTTTGAAGCTGCCATGTCCAATGTGGGCGCGGTCTCCAATGCCACGCCTGCCGAAATGCGCGAGCTGTCCGATGCGGCGCGAGAATTGGGCGCAACCACGGCATGGTCCGCCATGCAGGTGGCCGAGGGCGAGAAGTACCTCGCCATGGCCGGATTCTCTGTAGCGGAGAACGTGGCCGCGCTGCCTGCCGTGCTGAACATGGCGAGCGCCGGGGCAACCGATCTTGGCCGTGCCGCCGACATTTCCTCTGACATCCTTTCCGCGTTCAACCTTCAGGCCGCGCAAATGCCGCGTGTCGCCGACACGCTGACCGCTACGTTCACTTCGGCGAACACGTCCCTGGAACTGCTGGGCGAAACCATGAAATATGTCGCGCCGGTAGCCGAAAAGGCAGGCGTATCTCTGGAAGAAACCGCCGCCATGGCCGGGCTGCTCGGCAACGTCGGCATCAAAGGCTCACAGGCGGGTACAGCGCTCCGCGCTATGCTGAATGGCCTTGCGGCTCCGTCATCCGAGGCGGCTAAGTCTATGGCGGCTCTCGGCATTGAAACCATGGATGCCGTGGGCAATCTGCGCAATCCCATCGCTATCCTCGGCGATATGGCGCGGGCCACCGAAAAGATGGGCAGTGCGCAGAAAATGGCCTTCACAAAGACCGTGTTCGGCACGGAAGCCATGAGCGCAGTTTTGGCCCTGTTCGACAAGGCGGGCGCGGGCGGCATCACCAAGTACGCACAGCAACTCAGCGCAGCCGGAACCGCCGCCGAGATCGCGGCCCGGCAAAATGACAATCTGGCTGGCGACTCCAAGGCCTTTGGCAGCGCCTTGGAATCCTTGCAAATCACCCTCGGCTCTATTTTTCTGCCCGCTGTCCGGGTTGTAACGCAGGCCATAACATGGCTGGTGCGTGGCCTGGATGTGCTGGCAGGCAATCCGGTCGGTCAATTTCTGGTCGCCACGGTCGCCGTCCTGGCCGTGGCCGTCATTGCCGTGACCGGCATGACGGGGGTGGTGTGGGCCGCGACCACGGCGTGGGCGACACTCAATGCCGTCCTCTTCGCCAACCCCATCGGCCTCATCGTCCTGGCCGTGGTCGGCCTCGTGGCCGTCCTCGTCACCCTGTACCACAAGTGCGACAAGGCGCGGGAAATCATGAATCTCTTTGCCGCCGGGATCATGGTGATCTGGAAGGGCCTCAAATCCGCTGGCGCGGCTTTTGCCGACTTCTTCTCCATCCTTTCCGGTGTTGGCGTCATGGGCGTGGTCGCCTACTACTTCACCGATATTTACAACGCCGCCGGAGATCTGTGGAACGGCCTGAAATCCCTGTTCGACATCGACTTGACCGAATCGGGCCGCAAGCTGTTCATGACGCTGGCGGACGGCATCAGGTCGGTCATCACCATGCCGTATGATCTGGTCAAATCCGGGTTGAACAAAGTGCGCCAGCTCCTGCCGTTTTCCGACGCCAAGGAGGGGCCGCTTTCCGCGCTCACCCTGTCCGGCTCCAAAATCATGGAAACGCTCGGCACCGGCATCCGCGCCGCCGCGCCGCAATTGCACGCCACCGCCACCGGCGCATTGACGGGCGTGGCCGTGGCCGCGAATCTCGCGGTCGCCCCGCCCGCCCCATCCTCTACCGAAGGACCGGCCTCGGTCCAGGCGCAGGCTCCAGCGCCGGACCGGGCCACGGTCCATCGGTCGGGCAATTCCGTAGTGATCCAGCATCTGACGGTGGCCCTTCCGGGGGTTGAAGATGCAGATACTTTTGTCAAAGCACTTCAACAACTCGTGGCCCTGTACGATGGGTCCGGCGAAGAAGATGGAGGATGGTCCTGATGGACGGCATGTTGACATTTTCCCACGGCGAGGTGCGCCTCGGCTCAAAGCTCGTACCGGGCATCCTCAAAAGCATGCGTGTCCGTGGCGCTGTCCTTTTTGACGAGGCCGAACGCGACACCCTGTCCGGCAAGACCAAGACGCCCAAGGGGTGGGACGACTGCGCGATCACCGTGGCGGTGGAACTGCTGACCGACAGCACGACTTGTTACGACAAGCTCGCCTCCCTGGACGAGCTGTTCAGGGGCCACGACAACGGCGCAAACCCCCGTGTGCTGGATGTGGCGAACCCGCATGTCACGGCTCGCGGCATTGAGCGCGTGGTCTTTTCCGGGCTGTCGTCGTCCGAATCCGATCAGGACGACGTGATTATGGCCACACTGAAATTTTCCGAATACCGTCCCCCCATCATCCGGGCTGAAAAGCGCGTCTCCAAGACCGTTACGGCCACGTCGACCGAACCCGGCCTCGACACCAGCATAGGAGAACGGTCCCGATGATTGCCGGTATCCGTCTGCATGTGGAGATCGGCGGGGCCATTATCCAGCGCTGCCCCCGTTTCGAGATCACGTCCGTCCGGCACCATCCACTGGATATGGCCTGCATCCATGTCCCGGACCCCGAAGGCGAGGCCGGGAATACGTTCACGTACGGCGAATCGGTGCGCATCGAGTACGGCTACCGTGGCGGCGAATCCGCCGTGTGGACAGGCACGCTCCGCGCCCTGGACCGCGTCTCCCGTGATCAAATCTGTCTGACCGCCGACAGCCTCGCTTTGCCCTTGGTAAGCTCGTTTATTACGGAATGCTATACCGACGATTCAAGCCTGTCCGTTGCCCGCCACATCATGGCGCACGCGGGCCTGTCCATTGGCAGGATAGACATCCCCCAGGACCCCATCCCGCGCCTTCCCATTGCCACACTGCCGGTCTGGCAGGCCGTGCTGCAACTGCTCCATACCCTGAAACGCGCCTACGGCCACAACATGAACCGGACCGCGCTCTGGCTCGGAGCCGACGGCCTCAACCTCGGCGATTTTGATGAGGACGGCGATGTGCCGGTGATCGCCACTGGTGAAAACCTGATTCGTCATCTGCCCGCCCATAAGAAAAACGGCCTCCATCTGGTGGAAACCACCTTGCTGCCGGGCCTGTCCCATTCCCGCCGGTTCCGGCTGATTGATACGCGCCTCGATGTCGACTCGGCATACCGGGCGCTGGACGTACGCCATTCGGTCACGCCCGAACGGATCAAGACCAAAATCAGATACGGGAGGGAACGTGGCTAATCCCTCCGACCTGAAGGCGCTCCTCAAGCGCGTTGTCGAGATCGTCATGCCTAATCTCCGCGCCTACTATCGCGTGGTGCGCAAGGCCAAGATCGTCGCCACCTACCCGGCGGAAGATGGCCGGTATTGGGCCGACGTGCAGCCACTTCGCAACGACGATTCCGTGGACGAAAACGAGCCGGTGATTCCCCGCGTGGAAATCCCCATCATGTGGGCCGGGCCGAATCGCGGCGTGGTCTGCCCGCCGCTCGTGGATTCCCTTTGCGACCTCGAATACTACGACGGCGACCCGGACTTTCCGCGCATCTCAAATTTCCGCTGGACCGGCAACGGCGCACCGGCCTGTGAGGTCGGGGCCTACGTCATCCATCACAGCGACGGCACATATATCAAAATCGACGCCGGGAAGAACATTATCCAGATCACCCCGGCCAATAGCACCATTGAGATCGGCGACAGCAAAACCGAAACCATCGGCAAGGTCTGGACGCTGAAATGCCCGCTCATCATTCAGCAGGGCAATGTCCAGTCCTCCGGCCCCGGTGGAATGGTCGGCAATGTCACATGCAAGGCGAACACCCAACAGGAAGGAAGCTATCAACTGGTCGGCCCGATGGTTTGCACACGTCTCACGGTGCTGGATGACGTGGAGATCGGCGGCAATCTAGACACCTCCGGCAACAGCAACGCCGGAAGCCGAAGCGGAGGGGAAATATAATGTTACCAAGCTATGCCAAACAATCCGGCTACGGCCTTGGCCGTGCCCATCGGGTCACTCATGCCTTTTTCGACCATCTTGGAAACAGCCGTTTGCAGCATCGTGCCGGGCGCTTCCCGAATCGCCTTATTCAAAACGCCTTGCTTGTCCTCCGGCACATGGGCTGTAAGCAGTCCAGCCGCAACCAGCTCCCGGACGTTGTCCACGTCAAATTTGACCGTCACGGTGTTGAGAATGGCGGAAAGACCTCCGTCATTTTCAATAAAATCAAGACCTGTTGCCGTAATCTTGGTGTCCAGAATAATAAGCCGTTTATGAGTATCTCCCCAATAGCTCTTATTGATGGATGTTTCCGAACCGAATTCTATCAATTCATGTTCAGCAAGATAGTGAATATTGCCGGTCGCAAATCTGGAGTGGCGACCTGTGTAAATTCCAACATGACAAGGGGAGCAATTCTCTTTCTCGCACCATTCAAGTGCATCGTTTTGAACCATCTCCCCCGGCATATAATCTGGGTAACATCCCGCAAGCTTATGCAAAAAATCGAGTTGGTATTTTCTGTTCAGATGCACAGAGTAATATCTCCTGTTTTGTAAGGAATGCTTGATGACTGACATCTTCGGCCAAGACATAGCCCTCGACGAATCCATGCAGGCCCGCGTTGCCGCCAATGGTGAGCTGGTGCTCACGGTCGGCACCGAAACAGGCCTGCAGGACGTCAAACTCAGGCTGTTCACATACCTCGCTTCCCTCTTCTATGACAAGAATTTCGGCTCGCTCCTGCCCGACTGGATATACGAGGACAACACCGAAGAGAACCGGATCGGCTTTGCCGCCGAGGTTAAGCGCCGGCTGAATCTGGACCCGCGCATCCAGCCCGGCACCGTGTCCTGCTCGGTCACGGATTGGGACGAGACGTCCATCCAGGCCGAGGCCTCGTTTGATTTTATCGACACCGACCATACGGAAAACCTTGTTATTACAGTAGATAAGCCCAAAAAGGAAATGGTGATTAAGGATGTCGACCCCGCAGTTATCTAAGACCCTCGACGACGTTCGCACCATGGTTTTCGGCCATGTTGAGGATGTGTTGGAGGAGTACGCGGCCAAGGGCTGGCTGCCTGCCCGCCTGAACCTCAACAAGGGCGTGGTCCGTGGCCTGTTGGAGATTTTCTGCTGGGGACTCTACCAGCTCTACCAGCTCCTGGCTTCCGTATTTGAACAAGCTGCCCCTAAAACCACCACCGATGAAGAGTGGATGGAGTGGCACGCCGAACAGGTCGAAGCACCGCGCAAGCAGGCGACCAAGGCCCTCGGCGTTGTCCGGTTCGCCCGCGTGTCCACCTCCGGCAATGTGCCGATCCCCAAAGGCAAGATCGTCCGCACGCAAACGGACGGGGCCGGGAACGTCTACCGCTACGTCACCACCGAGGACGCGGTTATCCAAAACGGCATGAACGAAGTCGCGGTCCCGGTCGAGGCCGAAGAATACGGCGTGGCGTCGAATGCCTCGGCGGGGCAGATCACCGAAATGGTGACAACCATCTCCGGCGTGGACGCCGTGACCAACTCCGCCGATTGGCTCACCTCCGAAGGTTCCGACATCGAAACGCTGGAAAAGTTGCAGGAGCGCTACGTCCTGCGCTGGCTGGGCAACAACGGCATGACCAAGTACGCCTACGCCTCGTGGGCGCTGTCCGTGACCGGCACTGTGGCCGTCAAGGTGTTGGACCAACACCCACGCGGTGAGGGCACGGTCGACGTCATCGTCAAGGGCGCGGCGGGCATCCCCACCGATTCTCTGCTGGAAGCGGTCCGACAGGCCGTTGCCGGTGGCGCACAACCCGACGATGTCCAGGCCGGACCGCCGGTAAATGATGACTGGGAGGCGCGTGGCCCGCAGGCCGTGCCGCTCGCCATCGCAGGCACACTGATCCTCACCCCCGGCACCCATGCCGACACGGCTATCGCCGATGCGTCCCAACGCATCCGCGCCCTGTTCACCGACCCCACAAGCGTTTCCGGGATAGACCCGCTCCAGATCGGCGAGGACGTCACCCTGGACCGTCTCACCGCCGCCGTCATGGGCGTGACCGGCGTCAAGAAAGTCGAGTGGACCTCGCCCAGCGCCGACACCGTTGTGGCGCAGGACGCGCTTGCCACCCTCGGAAGCCTCACCCTGACGGCTACCGAAGCCAGCGAGGAATAGGGAATGTCTGTCTTCAAGAACTACTTTTTCAAAACCCTGCGTTGGCCGCTCATCCACCGGCCCGGCCCGCTCGCCGCGCTGGTGGAAGGGCTGGCCCGCGTCATGGATGAAGTCCGGCAGGATATCATCTGGCTCCGCAACCAGTTCAACCCGTGGACGTGCGAGCCGGACATGATCCCACAGCACGCCGCAAGCCGGGGCATCACCCAATACGCCTCGGAAACGGACGAACAATACCGCGAGCGCTGCATCCGCGCTTTTGCATGGCAACGACTCGGTGGCGGGCAACTCGGCATGCCGCAAATCCTGGCCCACCTCGGCTATCCCGATATCGAAATGCTCAACGTCCGGCATGAAGACGAAAAGCGCTGGGCCGAGTTCAAGCCCAAGGTGCCTATCCAAGAGAGTGGGCTTGAAGCAAAGGACTATCAGCGTATCGGCTGGGTGGCGAATGAAACCAAGCCCGCCCGGTCCATACTGGCCGGTATCCAGGCGACAAGCTCTATCCCCGGCACCGTTTATGCGGGGGGTATCACGTATACGACAATCCGCGTCCGGCTGACACCGGAACGCACAACATCCATACGCATGATCGGCACGGTCTATTGCGGCGGGTACACCCATACCGTCATCCGTGTCCGCACATAAGGAGGAATACATGTCTTTGATTCTCACGGAAGCCGGAAGGGACGCCTACGCGCAGTCCGAAACGACCGGCGTCAAGTTGCAGGCCACACATCTGGCCGTCGGCGACGGCGGCGGCGCGACTGTCGCCCACACGGACACGTCCGAAGCGCTGGTCAATGAGACATGGCGTGGCGAGTTGCAAAACATCGAAAAAACCGCATCCGGCGAGGTTGAATTTACGGGCCACGTCCCCATCACTGTGGGCGGCTGGTACATCCGCGAAGTCGCCATTTATGCCGATGACACGCTCCTGGCCGTTGGCGGGCATCCCGAAACATGGAAGCCCGCCCCGGAATCCCCGGACAAAGTCGAACTGGTCATCGTCGGGCCAGTCAAGTTCGCCAGCACCGACAATATCAGCCTGACCGTGGACACGACCAAGGTGCTGGCAAGCCAGGACCATGTGGAAACGAAGATTAAGGAACACAATACATCTAAAGATGCACATGCCACGTTACTGGGCAAATATGCCAAAGATGTTCACAACCATCTAACAGACGAGATTACGGACCTGCTGCCGGACTCGCATCAGTGGAATAAATCCCAACGCTATGCTCAAACCGTCCTTACCATCACCAATAAGACCGTGACCTGGGACTGCGAAGCACAACCCAGCGCCACGCTATTGTTGACCACCGATGTCACCTCCATGACCGTTACAAACGCCCTGCCAGGTGGGGCCTACGATCTCACCATAGTGCAGGACGAGATTGGCGGCCACGCCTGCGCCACGCCCGCCAGTTGGTGTTGGCCGGACGGTGCGGCATATGAAGCGTCAACTGATCGCTATGCCGAAGACCGTATCTATCTGGCTCCCGTTACCAATCCGTCGAACGGCAAGACGGCCGTGTTGGCTAGCGTGGACTACAATTATAAGGCGGCAAGCTGATGCCGTGGCTCAGACGCAAAATCCTGGGCGGCAAATCCGGGCCGCGCAACTGGTTTGGCGATGGCAGCGACGGAGATATTCGCATCGGCGCGCAGGGCGCGGAGCAGTCGTTTGACGGCGGCGTGACGTGGGCCACCATTTCCACGTGGCTGTTGATCGACAAAGTCGTGTACATCCCATCCGTGCAGGATGGTGACGTGGTCGTGGTCAACGCCCAGTCCCTGACTGTTGATGCTGGCTACATCCTGACCGTCGCCAATCGGTGCCGGGGGCTGCTCTTCTATACCCAATCGAACATGGCCAACCACGGGACCATAACCCTGACGGCGCGGGGGTGCCATGCCAACCCGGCAGACGCCGAGACCACGGACGACACGCCGGTAGCCTCCACGGACGGCCAAGCCGTGCCGGAGGACGGCATTACCATCCGCAGGCTGGCCGAAGGCTGCACCGACAGCGACACCTCCGCCAATCTGATGAGGGGGTGCGGATTGGCGGCCGTCGCAGCCGAGGCCAATCAGCCCGTTGTCCAGGGCGACGGCCTCGTGATCAATATCCCCCGCGTGGGCGGATCGGGAGGCACAGCGCCGACAAGCGGGTCCCCCCGTACCGGCCGGGCTGGCGGAACTGCGACAAACGGTACGGGAGGCGGAGGCGCCGGATCGGGGGTCCGTGCAGCGCCGGGATTTGGTAGCGCCGGGACATGTTTTTCCGGGGGCGTGGGCGGTGGCGGTTGCCAAGACGTGACCGCCGACAGTGGAGCCGACTACGGCGGAGCGGGCGGCACGGGACGATGCGCCGACAACTCCGGCGGCGGCGGTGGCGCAGGCAATCCCGCAGGCGTATCCAAATCGCCGTCGAAATCCGCCGAGGACGGCACCGGTGCGCTGTTGTTGCTGATTGTCGGGGGCGACCTGCTCGGGAGCGGCACGATCAGCAACAACGGCAGCAAGGGCGGCGGCCATACAGTCAACACCTCCGGCGGCGGCGGATCGGGAGGCGGCGTTACCGTGGCCCTGTACGCGGGGAGCAACCAGTTTACCGGCACAATTGAGGCCGCGGGGGGGCTCGGCGGCGTCGGGTCGGCAACAAAAATCACCGGCGCGCCCGGCGGCGACGGTTCGGTGATCGGTCCCCACAAAATTGATCCAAGGAGTTAGACATGCAGTTTTTTCAATACCTATACCCCGACGATAGCCGAAGCTCGGCCCGGCAGTTTGTCCACAATGACAGCACCATCCCGGCCAGCTATCTGGCCCAACGCGACGGCGAAACCGATGCCGAGTGGATTGCACGGCTGAGAGCGGTTAACGTGACGCCGATCCGCATCACCCCGTCCTGCGCCGATCCCAACCAGTACGACGCGGGCGATTCGGTGGAGACCACCACCGAGGACGGTGTGATCGAGATTACCTATCCCGATCCGGTGGCTAAGACCCCGGTGTGGCACAAGCAAAACCGCGAGCAGATGTATATCTCGGCAGGCGCTGACGTGCCCAATGCCTATACGCCTAGCGGGCCGCCCTATGGAGTTTATAGCGTATGGAATGCCGAGGCCGGGGAGTGGGGAGAGAATACGGACCGCCAAGCCACCGCAATTCGTGTAGAACGGGACCGACTGTTGGCGGAATGCGATTGGACACAATTGGCTGACGCCTCACTAAATGACATAACGCAAAGGAACTGGACAACCTACCGCCAAGCCCTGCGCGACATCCCCCAGCAGACCGGTTTCCCGTGGGCTGGAGATTTGACTGCCGTGCCATGGCCGGACGCACCGGGCGAGGCCACTACATAATAGATAGCCACTCTTTGACAATTAAATAGGAAAAACAGAACAGACAAGGCCCGCCGAAATATATCTGGCGGGCCACCATGAGGAACAGGCGGGGCGCTGTAACGCCCCACCGACCCAGCGCACACACGCCGGACCACGGCCCCACGGACGGCTCCCACCGCCCGCAGAGTTTCCGCTGTTCCATGCACCTGTACAGGCAAGGAAGTCATAGCGATTACCGGGGTAACCGTAAAGAAGTGATAAAAATGAAGGAGTTTCGTTGCCGTAAATGCGGCAAACTGCTGGCAAGGGAAGCCATCAGTGGAGCCTTGGAAATCCGGTGTCCGCGATGCAAAACACAAAACAGATTGAGGACCGAGAGTCCCTGCCGAGAGTCCCAGGAGGACCGCTCGGAGCAAGATAAATGATGAAAATTGGCGATGCAAAAGTTTACAAAGGGGATTCCCTGAATATCCTCAGGATGCTGGAGGAAAACAGTGTTGACGCCGTCTTGACTGATCCGCCGTATTCCAGCGGAGGGGTTACTACCGGGTCGAAGCAGCGCTTGACATCGGAAAAGTATCAATCGACCGGTGTGAAACAGAGATTTCCTGAGTTCCCAGGCGATTCTCGGGATCAAAGGTCATTCCTGACTTGGGCGACCTTTTGGCTGGCTGAGTGCTACCGGGTGGCCAAGCCCGGCGCAACCTGCATGGTGTTTACCGACTGGCGGCAGCTGCCCAACATGAGCGATGCCCTACAAGCGGGCGGCTGGACATGGAGACGTATTGTCGTATGGGACAAGCCCACGGCCCGTCCGAGCCGTGGGGAATTCAAAAACCAATGCGAATATGTCTTGGTGGGCGTAAAGGGTAAATTTAAACCGCCCCATGACAGGTGCCTGCCCGGCGTTTTCCGGAAGGGTATCGTCTCCGGGCCATCTCGCAGACACATGACCGAAAAGCCGGTGGCATTACTGCATGACCTTTTGGAAATTACGCCGGAGGGTGGTCGCATTTTGGACCCGTTCATGGGATCGGGGTCCACCGGACATGCCTGCTTGGAAACGGCCCGAAAATTCGTCGGGATCGAGATGACTGAGGCTTATTTCGACGTGGCCGTGGAACGTCTCGGAGGACTCGTTTACAATGGTGTGGAGTGACTTCAGGCTCGCAGATTGAAAACACCCCCGGAGAGATGTCCGGGGGTGTTAGAATGAAATGCCGCAAGTGCTAAAAAGGAATGCCGCGCTACAGAAAACCCTTGCAAACTGGACCCTCTACCCCCCACAACCAACGCGCACGCGAAGCACACCCCGTGCCAAACAAGAATTCGGCCACGCAAGATTTCTCAACTTACGTGGCCGAATTTCTCAAGTTGTATGTCAGCTTACAGCGTTTTAAGGTGGACCAATCACTTTTCACTCTAAACGATCTTCATACTTCGATTTCGTTTGTATATTCTTTTGTATATTCCACGAAAAAAGGCTTAGAAGGAAAACCTTCTAAGCCTTTATAATCATTGGTGGAGCTGGAGGGAATCGAACCCACGACCTCTTGAATGCCATTCAAGCGCTCTCCCAACTGAGCTACAGCCCCACGTCGTTGGGAAGAAATTTTCTAGCCGAATCCTGAAGCGACTGTCAACA